TTAGCTCTTCTTTTTTGGTTTCACGGCCGCTTTCACCACCGGTACGGAATGGTCGTACAGCTGACGCATGGCCTCGGTCACGTGCCCGCCAGCGCTCTTGTCCTCGCTGTCGGTGATTCCCCGATGTTTCAGGCCATGGAGCGCGAACCGCTGCTCCTTCTCGATTACGTCCTCCTCAACGGCACTCCGGATCAGCCGTTGCCAAGCGCTGTCGAGGGCTGATTTCGTGAGCGGGGTGCCGGACTCCGAAACGAGAAGGCGTCGCTGATCCGGTTTGATCGGTACCGGCCGCCCATGGGCCTGCATTCGTTCGTCCCGGTAGGACTGTAGCCACTTTACGGCCGCGCGCAGATCCTTGGTCCACAGCGTCACGTTGTCGCGCGACCCCTTTCGGCGATTGCTGCGAATGCCCTCAGGCTGCAGGTTGGCGTCGGTGAGAGTGTTCACCTCAATGCCGCGCAGGCGAACCGCATAGGCCAGCACCATGACTGCAGGGAGATAGGGCGGACAGCTGCCAGCGGTATGCGCCTGCCGGCTGGCGCGCGTGCGTGCGAACCGCAGCACCGCGTCGAACGCGTCGTGGTCAGGCATGCGCGCGTCGCGCTTTTCACGCACCTTGCGGATGCCATCAGCCGGATTGGTGGAGCAGTGGCCGTGTCGAATACCCCACGCAAAGAGACGCCGCAGGTAACTGGCGACGCGGTTGGCCGCTGCTGGGGTCGGCGGGATCGTGGGCAGCTTGCCGATGGCCGGCCGTCCGGTGGCCAAGGTTTCCACCACCCGCTGCAGGACCGGCACCGAAAGATGCTCGACGCGCTGTTGGCCAAGCGGACGCCCGTCGCGCAGAGGGTAGCCGCACGCCTTTGCCGCGCAGTAGTCGTAGCTCTCTTTCGACTTCTCCGACAGATCGACATACTCGCTGGACCGCTTGAAAGCATCGACCAGGTATTCGAGGGTTCCGCGAACGTTGCCGCCAGCTCGCGCCTCCATGATCGCGTGCAGATCAGAAAGGCGGGCGCGCCGTGAGGCCACCGTTGCCTTCTTTTGCCCAATGCCCTCGGGGTGTGGGTTGAGCACGTACCAACGGCCATCGCCCCAGTACACGCCGCGTGGCAGTGATCCCTGGTCAATATGACCAGGGATCTCCGGGTTGAACTTCCTTTTTCGACCACGTGTCATCAAACCAGTTCCAGCAGTGTCGTTTCGTGTGGCAGTGCATTTGCGCCTGGCAGGCCCAAGGCCGCATTGATGGCCTCGACGGTGGTCCAGATGCGCCCGCGCCGGTCGTACTTATACAGAATCCCTTGAGCATCCGCCCACCGCTCCACCGTTGTCGGTGTGGGGGGCGGACCATCAGGGGCGCAGATCCGTTGTAGATCGGTGAAGTGCAGGATCTGTGCCATGCTCAAGCCCTCCCTGCGGCGAATAATTTCATCTGTAACACGTTGCTCGGTAAGGGTTGCTCCACCGCCGCAGCGGTCGGCTGCAGGCCGTGTTGCTTGTGCCAGTGCGCCCATGCCAGATCGAACGACGGGTGCTTAGCCGTGGTGCTGCAACAGCATTCGATGAGGTGGCCACCGCCCGCGCCCTCGCGGCGTAGATCGTGGATGTACCGCGCCGGGTGGCTATCCGGGCAGGGAGGCAGAATGCGAGGTGGCGTCTTCTGTCGCTGTGTCATGCGGCCTCCCGCAGCGCGGTGATGATGGCGCGAGCCTTTGGCGGGCAGACGGCATTGCCCAGCATCTGCATCGCGTCCCGCTTGTTGGATGGCAGCTGGTAGGTTGAAGGAAAGCCCATGGCGGCGCGTCCTTCATCTACGGTGAGCATGCGCATGCGGTCGCCATCGACCACAGCCCACCTGTCGCGGGTTGTGATCGAGCCAATCGGACGGGCCAGTGAGCGGCCGGTGAGGCCCGAACCACTACCGAAGTACGGTGCGATAAACCTGTCGCCGAATGCAGCCCGGCCGGCTTCGATCCTGGCCAGCGTTGCCACCGCCCGGCCCGGTCGCTTGATGGGCGTCCAACTACCAGCCGTGAAGTCGATGAAACTGCTGGCCGGAACGTGATCCTGCGGTGGCAGCTGCAGCTGGATCGGGTGCTTGCTCTTGGTCAATGCGATGAAGATCCGCACGCGATGCTGCGGCACACCGAAGTCGGCCGCATCGACCAGGTGGGGGCTGATTGCATAGCCGAGCGCAGTTACAGCGGCACACCATGCGGGGAACAGCCGCCACTGCATGTACTCGGGTACGTTCTCGATGAGCGCGAATTCCGGCGAGCAGGATTCGAGCGCCGAAACCACCGCCCACGCGGTAGAGCGAGTTGCGTCGTGGTGTGGACGTTCCTTGCCACGTGCGTGCGTGTGTCCTTGACAGGCGGGCGACGCCAGCAACAGATCGAACGCGGGCAGTCTCGACCAATCGGCCTGCTGCAGATCCTGACACGCGTGTTCCGTGTGCGGATGGTTCAATGCATGTGTGGCGACAGCCGCGGGCCAATGGTTCGCGGCCCATACCACTTCGCAGCCCGCCTGCTGCGCGCCTTCGGTGAATCCGCCGCCGCCGGCGAACAAGTCAATAGCCTTCATGCCTGAACCTCGGCGCGGCTCGAAACAATGTGATGCAGCGGCTCTTCGCAGAAAATCCCGCAATCGAAGTTCAGCGACTTCATGGAGCCGCCCTTATCGGTGGTCTGCAGCTGGTCGAGGAAGATCCGCTGGCCCCTCACCTTTACCAGCCGAGCGCCCAGCCGGCGCGATTGCTCGGCGCGGTCGGCGAACACCTTTGGGTCATGCTGGCGAACGTGGTTCCAGTAGGTCGGCGACTGCGACTTCACACAGCCGATGCAGTTTGCATTGGGGTAGCCGCGCAGATAGATGGCCGGCAACGCAATGCCGGCGGACAGCAGCAGAGCGGCGCAGTCGGGCTTGCTCAAGCCGGCCTCGATCAGCACCGGCAGCACGTTCTCGCGCTCGCCGCGAACGAACCGGTCATGGCGTGCGCGTTCTTCCACAGTGAAGCCGAGGACGTGGAAGTCAGGCTTGTGGATCAGCTCCCATTCCTGGCGTGCCCGCTTCTTGAGTGCGCGGGTACAGGGGGCACCAGCGACACCGGCCATGTAACGCTCCTTCTCCCACACATCCACAGCGTCGCAGGTGGGAAACTTGGAATTTATGGCCGTCTCGACCTCCATCCCCAGCCATGCCGCCACATCGCGGGCAAAGCGCAGGTTGTCAGGATCTTCGTTGGCCACGGGGTTGTTCACGATGCGAACCTCATGCGTCGAGGCGTAGCGGTCCAGCGTCAGCTTCGCCGCCACGGCGCTCGCGGCGCCGCAGGAGAACCACACCGCGATCATCTGGCGCTTACCCATGGGTGGCCTCCTTCGCGCAGCCACGGGCCGCACAGGGCGCTGTCAGCGCGGCTGCGATAGCGGTGATGTACGCACCCTGGCCAAAGGGGCTGGTGCCGGCCAGGATGCCCCCGGCGACGTGAGGCAGGCCGGCGCTCTCGAATTCGGCGGCGAGGAACCGGCGGGCGGAATCGATATCAACCACGGGATTCCTCCCAACCGGTGAGGGTGAATGAAGCGCCGCAGTTGTGGCACTCGTAGTCGCGGGAGGGGCCGTTGTGGTCCGCATAGTTGCCGTCTCCACGGGCATACGTCCGCACCGAGGCGGGAACGTTCGTGAAGTCGAGGACACCCGTCTGGCCGCAGTCCGGGCAGTGCCTGCCGGGGTCACGGATCAGCCGCTTAAACATGGGCCACCCCCCGGCGCACGGCCATGGGGGCACGGCGGCGAAGCGGCTGCGGGATCTGGCCCACGGCCAGGCCGCTATTACGGCGCCGAGGCGGCCGCGTCTGCCACATCTTGAGCATGGTGGCGCCGGCGACCGGCAGCAGCACGCACATGGCCAACAGGGCGACGAAATCAGCCATTGGCCACCTCCTGTGCCGCCTGCGCTACGGCAGCGGCCGTAGCTCGCTTGCCGGGCAGCATGTTGGCCACCTCGTAGGGGAAGGGCACGCGGCTGGCCAGGTCGGCAAGCTCCGGCGAAATCCAGCTGGTTTCGTCGTTGAAGTCGGTCCCCTTCACCAGCTTCCAGCCCTTTCTGCTCCCTTGCCGGCGCTCGAACACGCACTGCGCGATCTTTGCCGGTCCCATGTTCAGCATCGCGGTGGCGATCACGCGGTTGTGGGTGACATGCAGGGTGATGGTTGCGCTGGCTTCTGATTCTCCGTTGTTACCAGCATTCACACGGTTATGCGCACCCGTGATAGCCTCCGCTCCGGGTCCGGTGCTGGAATCCAGCGACTTTGCGAGGGTGGTCATGGCTTTGCCTGTCATCTGTTGCATGGTTCTCTCCTGAACTTCGTTGGTGGATGGCCTTGGGGGCGGTGTTGGCGCACTCCCCGCCGGGCTTTTGCTGTCGCTACGGGTCTTACTTCTGGAACACCCAGCACTTCACGGTGCTGCTGAGCATTGGGGTGGATCGGATCGCGCTGTTTACGGCGGTGTTGGCGCTGACGAACTTGTGACGCTTCGACTCGACCAGTAGTCGGCGAAGGTCGCCAATGTCAGGCACCTGCTGACCGAAGTAGCCGGCCTTCTGAATGAACTCGTTGAGGTTGATGGCGATACGGGCTTCGTCGCGCGAATGGTTCAACACTGTTCGCTTGTCGCCGCTGGCCTGCATCTCGATGTACTCGAACGCATCCCAGAACTCGGACACGATGCGGTGGTCAGCGCCGATGGCATCCTGGCGCTGCATGGCCATCGCGACCAGGGCGTCTCGGGTCTCGCGCACCACGTGTTCCGGCAGTTCCACCACCAGCCGCAGAGAATCGAGCAGGGCCAGCATCTGCGCGTGATTCTTGATGATGCGCTCCACCCGCAGTTCCTTGTCCTCGCGCAACCTGGCTTCGTAGAACCGGACGCGCTCGGCGAACTTCTCCATCACGGCGGTTTCCGCCTTGAGCGCGGCCAGTAGGAAGTAGCTCAGCTTTTCCACCGGCAGCGCATTGAGGTTGTCGGCAGCCTGCCGACTCTCGGTTGTCGCGTTCGGCTTCTTGAAGTGCAGCTTTACGATGCGCGTCAGGATGGCTTCGCTGCCGTCTACAGCTGCGTTCTGACTGATGACGATGGTTCCCTGAAACGGCGGCTCGTAGGTTTCGTTGCCGCCGTTGCGCACGCCGCGCGTGGCCAGGGTGCCGCCGCCGTAGTAGTCCTTCAGTTCGTCCCACTCGAACGATTTGGCGTGTGCCTTGTCGTTGCTATCACTGCGGTCGGCCTCCAGCAGCACGATGGGCATGCCGGAAATCTGCCCCATGGCGCGGGCGCGGCCGGCCTTGGTGGACTTGGCGGGGTCGAAGCCCTCATGGTCTGCGCGGGCCAGCAGCTTCCAGAGGAAGTTGAGCAGCGTGGTCTTGCCGGCGCCGGCCTCGCCTGTGGCTTCCAAGAAAGGGAAGGATTTGTGCGCGCTGCGGATCTGGTTGGCGAACAGCGAGCCGAACCAGAACGTGAGGGCCACAACGCCGTGCGTACCGAAGCACATCCACAGCCATTCAAGCCACTGGCTGGTGTACTGCTCGTGGTCACGCTGAATGTCCATACGGATCGACCGCTGCGTGGTTTTGATGCGCAGCTTGTTGAACTCGAAATAGTCCTCCGCGTTGGCGAGGGTCACTTCGCCGGCACGCACGGCCAGGTCGGGGAAAATGTATGCCTTGTGGTCAGGGCTGTAGCCGACAAAATCGACCGTATCGACCTTTTTGATGTTGAACAGCTGGTCTTCCATCATTCGGTCCAGCTGCTGGCCGCTGCCACTGAACACGGCGCCTTGCGCAAGGCTGATGATTCGCTTCTTGAACTCGGTAGCGCTGGCCACCTGAGCGCCGGTGAAGGTGCCTTTGACCGACGGTGCGTCGTGAGGGAAATCAACACGGAAGTAATACCAGCTTTCGTCGGTGGCTTCGTGGCGCTGGAAGTAGAGGGCTTCGGGGTAGCAGTTGGCGATCTGCTGCACCGACGCACAGGCGCGCCGGATCTTGGCTTCCGTCTCATCGCTGACCGCTCCCTCTTCGTCATCGGGGTTCTTCTCCCGCATCATCTTGTCGAAGCGCACAGCGTCGAACTCGAACCAAAACAGGCGCGAGGCGAACTCGATGTGGAACTCGGTCTTCTGCTCGCGCTGGTAGATGACCAGCCCCTTGTCCACGGCCGTGCGCGCCATCAGCACGGCGCCGTTGTGGCGTGCCAGGTGGAGGTCAGCCTGCCACTGCGCGTCGCCGTCCTCTGCCGCCTGTGCGCGCAGGTGCAGATCGTTCCAGTCGGTTTTCTTGTCGCCTACCTGCTCGATCTGCGCAGCCATGCACCGATAGCCCAGCTTCTCGGCCCGGCGCGCGTGCTTGACCGTGTAGGCGCGGGCGCCCGGCTCGTTGTCCAGCCCCCACACCAGCACCGGCAGATCGCCCGGACGCGCGGCTTTCAGTTCCGTGAGCGACAGCTCGGGGTAGGCGTTGCTCGACATGGCGGCAACGGCGCAGATGCCGCGCTGCAGGAGGGCAATGGCGTCGAAGATGCCCTCCACGATCCAGACCTCGCGTGCGGTACGCAGGTGTTCCTGTGCGGCGGCACCCCACCAAACACCGGCGTAGCTCTCACCCGGCGCAAACCGTGCCTTCTGCTTGCCGAAGCGGTGTGGGCGGTCTATCAACCGCTCCCACCAACCGCCCTTGACCAGCGGGAAACGAACCGTGGCGGTACCCTCGCGCTTCGTGCGGTCGTAGTAGCTTTCCTGCGTGTACAGGCCGCTCAGTGGCTTCACATTGAATCCGCGGCCGGTGGCCAGGTAGGCGTCAGCGGCAGCATGTGGCGCCTGAGGCGTCTGCGGGTTGGTCTTGGAGTAGTCGTCGAACAGATCATCGTAGAGGTCGCGCACGCGCACCTCTTGCCCGCACTTGGCCTGTCGGCCACAGCGCAGCACCCACGGATTGACGTAGCTGGTGTAAAGCTCCTTCTTGCCGCAGTGCGGGCACTTGCCTCCACGCATGTACTCGGTGCCGCTGCGATGCTTGAGGCCATAGTCGCGCTGGATGCGCGACAGTACCTGTTGGCGGATTTCTTCTTGCATGGCGGCTCAGCCTTCGTTCGCCGCATGAGCGGCGGTGCGGTGGTGTTGCATGGTTCTCTCCTGACCGCCCCCGGCGGCGTTGGCGCGCTGCCGGGGGTGGGGTGATGCATTACTCAACGGCGGGGCGGGATCGACTGAGGATCGCGGCGAGGTCTTCGGCCATGTACTGCGCGACGGCGGAGGTGTGATCGGCCTCGATTTCCAGCATCTTTGCCGCCTCGCTCGGCAGCTTGGCCAGCAGTTCGGCCGCTGCGGCGATACGGCACAGTCGCAGATAATCGGCAAGGCAGATGACCTGGTCACCGCGATCCGCAGGGCCGGATAGAGATGGCGAGTGCTCGTTGCTGCTGGCCATCAGTTCAGCCCGCCCGCATAGCTGGCGCCGGTGCGCAGCCATTCGAAGAACCGGTCAGCTTCGCCCTTGGCGAGCAGGTAGACCACTGTTCCAGTCTGGATACCCTCGGTGGCGGCGCGCTGCACATTCCGCGAGTAGTGAGCCGATACGGTCGCGGCGGCGTCCGAATCGATGTGTATCAGGGCGAGGAACAGCATCCCGCGCTGGTCGAACGAGGCACGGAGGCCGAAGCCGGGGATCTGTGTTTCCAGCACGATGACCGGCCGCAGGGTCGGCTCAGGGATGGCCACGTTGGAAGGGGGCGCCATCAGTGCACCGCCTTGTCGTCGGCGCCCGGCGCGCGGCCGTTGGCGTCACAGGTGGCGTTGTAGGCGGCTAGCACGTCGCCCAGTGTGATGGCGAGCGGGCACACGCCGACAGCGAGCAGGCGGGCAATGAACGCCTGATACGCATCGTGAGGCCATTCGAGGGTGTCGGCGATCAGGCCGAAGGCGAGCGAAAGCTGACGCGCGGCAGGCTTGCCGGGCTTTGAAGGGGCTCCGTGGGACACGGGGACGTCTCCTGACTTGAGATTGAAATCTCGGAGAGACGTTCTTAGGCGTCGCACCGAGGGTGTCGGGAGGCTAAGAACCGGAGTCAGACCGGCGGGCAGTTTTCCCCTTGCGGGTGTTGTATGGCTGCCGCCCTCCCGACGCAGGAAAGCGTCGGCGCGCACGAATAGCAGGCGCAAAAAAACCGCGATGCTGACGGGCGCGGATACCGCTGACTTGGAGTTCTTAGGCTCCGTGCGGCAAACATTGCTCCCCGTCCGTGAGGAAGTCAAGTAGAACTGTGTAGAAATGCGCGGATTGATTCCAGTTGCGGACAGGCTCATGCGGACACCTGTGCAGCAGCGTGCGGCGGCAGCACCTCATAGGCGCCGCCACGTGCGATATGGGCTTTCACCAAGTCGTGAAGCCTGGAGGCGTCGCGCTGCTTCTGCGCATACGACACGTATTGGACACGCGTTGGAGCGGTTACAAAGCTCGGCTCCATTGCCGAGGACCAGCCGTCAAATTGGGTCTTATGGCGCATCACAGGCGCAGCACTCCCTCGCTGGCGCCGGATGGCGCCAGGTCAGTGGTTGTGGAAGGGGGGAAAGGTGATTAGACCGAGGGCTGATCGCCGTCGGGTGGACAGGATTCGATTGCGTCGATCCAGTCGGTTTGCAGCTCGCCCTGGTCCTGCTTCCAACGGGTCTGCAGCATCGTTCGCTGATACCACGGTGTCGGTGGCAGCTCGCAGGCGGGAGCGCTGGGGAGGCCGCTGGGACTGGCCACGTTGGTCAGTTCGGAACTGCCGGTGTACGTAGCCCCACACATGGGGTTCGGGCAGACATAGGCGTCAGTGCGCAGGAACGGGTGTTGCAAAGCACTGGTGCGCTTTACCAGCCGGGCATTGCAGGCAGGGCAGCAGAACACAGCGCGCTGTCCGACTGAGGCGCTCATGCCTTACCCCGTGCCTTCTTTGCCTTCTTGGCGGCCTTCGTCTTAACCGGGGCTTTGCCGGTGGTGTTCTTGGCCGTGCGAACGCGGGTGGATATAGGCGAATCTGTGTGAGAATCAGGGGCGGCTTTCATGCCGAGAGCGACAGCAGCATCGTGCGTCTTGCCGATCCGGCACTTGCTGGTGCTGCGCAGAGCGTTGTTCACGGCGTCTCGGTCCAGCCCGTGCTTCTCCGCGAAGGCGGTTACGGACAGACCGTTGTCGATGAGCCACTGCCGGGCTTGTTCAGCAGTGCGTAGCGCAGTGGTACGTCGTTTGGCGTTCATTCCGTTTCCGCTGTGTATTTCTAAGCGGAATGGTGGTGAAGTTAACTGCACCTGTCAAGGGGAAAATTGCGTGTCTGTAGGTATTCGCCTGAAAGAAGAACGGAAGCGGCTGGGTCTGACCCAGGAGGCCATGGGACTGGCCTGCGGTGTTGCCAAACGCACGCAGATCCTGTTCGAGCAAGATGCACACCTGCCCGGTGGCGCGTACTTCGTCGCTGCCGACGAACTCGGTATGGATGTGGCCTATGTGTTGGTCGGCCGTCGTGATCGGCTGTCCGAGCCTGATGCGGATCTGCTCAATGCGTGGCGCTCAGCGTCGCCTTCAGCGCGTGCTGCCGGTATGGCAGCGCTGCTTGGCGTCGCCCCGGCATCGACCCCGGCCGCACCACGCACGTCCTTTGAAAATGCCAGCATCAGCCAGCAGATCAGTGGTGATGTGGATCTGCGTGGGCAAAAAATCACAGTCAAGGCTCGGAAAGCAACGCACAAGTCCACTCGCTGATGCTCACCTCGATCCTGTTCATGCCGCTAACTCGCGCGCAAGGGCGCCGGGTTGGCGCACGACAGGGTATGAAGGATTATGGGTTGCGGTGGCAGTGCGAAAGATGGTGTGGCGACGTGCGTGTGCAGCTGTCAGACCGTGTTTGAAGGGGCCGTTATCGGCCAGGTTTTCACGGGTGATGTGCAGGTGCAGTGCCCACATTTGGAGCGGGCCGAACCTGCAGCGCCGGCTGAGCCGGACAGGCCGGTTGCATCGGCCATGCTGGCGATCGCCATCTGGCAGTCATTGCTTGCGCTGCCAGTGATTGCACCGCCAGCTTCCGCGTCGCTGCCCCACGCTGCCCTGTTTCTCGCTGGCGGGTTCGCCGCGCGTTACTGGAAGCGCGGACATGGCAAGGCAATGCTGCGGCATGCACGCCGCATCTTGGAAATGAGATATCTCCGAAGAAAGCGCTGCCAGTGACTAGGTTCGTTCCTATGCGTCCCGCTCAAGCTCCAGAGAAGTGGTAAAGCCAGACGAGCCACTGATTGTGTGGGTCACCTTGCTGACAAGCCAGTTGGTGCCGTCGATCTCAGGCTTAAAGCCGCTGACGGTGATGGTCTGTTCGGGATAGAGGTCCGCGCGGCCGAGCGCCAACGTGTACGAGAGCGTCGCGGTTCCGCGATCCAACCGATTGAATTCAGCCTGCGCGTGCTGTCTGGCCTCGGCCTCGGTGGCGTAGGTGGTCTGCAGTGCCTTCTCGTTGTCGGCGGTGCCCACCAGCACGCCCTTGCGGCGTGCATCGCGGCGGTCGCCCCAGTACGCACGCACGCCGGTGTACTTCTCTCGGTCGGATACCGAATAGCGGTGCTGGTCACCCGAGTCACGGGTTATCTGTAGGCCTGGCAGTTCGATGCCGCTGGGCGTGGTACCGGATCCGATGGGCGCGAAGATCAGCGCCCCGGCCTTCACCGTGGCCACCGCGTCGAAGCGCTTGGCAAGCCGCGTTAGCAGGTTGATGTCGCTCTCGTTGGCCTGGTCCAGGTGGGGGAGGGCGATGCTGGCCAGGTCGGCCGCCACCGCGCTGCGCAATGCGTGTTCGCCGGCGAGGGCGTCAAGCACCCGCCCGAGCGTGGTGTCGTGCCAGCTGCGTTCACGGCGGCGCCGGATCGCACCGGTCAGGTCGGCGCTGCGTGCTCGGATGGTCAAAATGTCCGGTGCGCCGCTGTGCTCGACGTCGTCGACCACGAACGTGCCCTTGTTGACCAAGCCGCTGTCGCTCCAGCCCAGCGCAATGGTCAGCGTGCGACCACGTGGCGGCAGGGCCATAGCGCCATCGTGATCGTGGATGCGCAGATCCAGCTGGTCGGCCTCGTCACCACGACTTTCGGTCAGCGTCAGGTCCAGCAGGCGCGGCACGATGCGGTCCGTGAGGTCGTTGCCGTCCAGTACCACCTTCCACGCGGGGATCGAATAGGCGCCGCTCATGCTGGCACGGCCTGGTTGTCGTCAACGCGCAGCAGCTGCAGTTGGAAGTCGATCAGGCGGGGAGTGCCGTCACTGAACAATGCACGTCGCGTCTCGCGGATGCTGGCGATGACGTAGCTGCCGTACACACGGCCGGTGCCTTCCACCAGCGCCTGTGGCCGACCGGTGTCGGCTAAGTCGCGCAGCACATCCAGCGACTGCAGATCTTCGGTCAGTTCGGCCGCAATGGTGCCCTGTAGGTCGATGGTGTCGTCGCCTGGGCCGACATACTGCCGCGCAGGCCGTGTGCCGATCCGTTCGCTGCTGGCGTGACGCCAGTCCATCTGCCGCTGCAGCTGGTCGTGGGCGGCGGTGGCGATGGAGAAAACAAAGGTTCCGTATGTCATCAGCATGGCGTAATTCTCAGTCAGACAGGCGGGACTGGCGGCGTGCGCTCTTCTCGCGGTCCATGGCTTCCAGCTGCCGGCGGACTTCCTGGCCGATGGCCGAGGGGTCCATGCCGGGAGCGGCGTGGATGTGGATGGTGATGCTGGAAGGCGCTGGGCCGCGCGCTAGGGCCGTCTGCATCGCTTGCGCACCCACCATGGGGGCGGTGGCCATCGCGGGCGCTGCTGCGATGCCCAGAGCGATTCCTGTACCTGCCTGTCGCATGCGCTCGCCCAAGCTGGACACCTGCGCGAGTGGATGCTTCTGGCTGCGGCCCAAGCCGCCGGCGAGTCCCTGCATGGTGAAGTCGCCCAGTTGGGCGAACACACGCGAGGGGCTGTGAATGCCCAGCAGACCCTTGAAACGGTCGATCACTCCGGAGGCAACACCGCCGACTGCGTTGGCGGCCGCGCCGGCCATCGAGCCGATGCCGCGGATCAGCCCGGAGATCATGTCGATGCCGGCCTGCACCATACGCTGCGGCCAGCCCAGCAGAATCTGGTTCAAGCCGGCCCACACGCCCTGCAGGCCCGCGAGGATCTTCCCGCCGTTGAGTGTGAATACGCCCACGATCATCGACCATGCGCCCTGCAGGTAGGTCCATGCGCCTCCCATCACATTGCGGATGGCGGGCAGGATCTTGGCGAACGCTCTGACCAACCAGCCGACGGCCGACACCGCCAGGCGCAAGTTAGCGGTCATGACCGTGGCCAGCATGCGGCCGAAACTGCGGCCGTTGTCGGTGGCGCCCTGCAACTGCGCGCTGGTGGCTTCCATCGGCGCGAACAGCTGCTTAAACCACGACCACGCGCTGCCGATGGCGCCGGAAATGGCATCCCACAGCGGCGCCAGGGGCTCCAGCGCGGTGCGCAGGTCAGTCATCAGCGGCCCAACGGCTTCGCCAACGCCCTGCCACATGCCGACCATGAACGCCTTGATCGGACCCCAGTACTTCCACACCAAGGCAGCGACCACGGCCAGCGCCGCGCCCACGGCCAGCACAGGTGCGCTGACGCCGCCCAGCACCGGCAACAAAAGGCGTGCACCGTTGAGCAGCATGGGCAACGCACGGCTGCCTACGGACAGCAGTTGGCGCAGCAGCTGGCCAAGGCCGCCGCCGCCACTCACCAGCATTACTGCCTTGTGCATCTGCGTCAGCGCCATGGCGGCCAGTCCGCCGCCTACCAGCAACCCGCCCAGGACAGTTGCGACAGCGGTACCGGCGATGGCCAGCTTCGCCAGCGTGCCGACCAGCGCGGGATTGGCGCGGATCCATTCGGTCCCACGCTTGGTGATCTGCGCGGTTCGGTCCATCAGCTGCTTGAACTGGGGAAGCAAGGTCTGGCCGATGGACTGTGCCAACACGAGCGCCTGGTTTTTCAGCAGCTGCAGGGCATTTTCGGACGTGGCCACGCGCGAGGCGTACTCTGCGGCCATGGACCCGCCATAGACCTCGGCATCGGAGACCTTGTCGAAGTTGGATTTCAGCAGCCCGAGGTTGGTCAGCAGCGGTGCGATTGCACCCACCGACTCGCGACCGAACAGAGCCGTCATGTTGGCCGCCTGCTCATGCTTGGGCAGCTCTTTCAGCTTCTCCAACACTGTCAGGATCGCGCCGCCTGCATCGTCCTGCATAGCCTTGGCCATGCCGGTTGCGCTTAGTCCAAGCTTTTCCAGTACCTCAACCTGCCGCTTCGCTGCACCTTCACCGGCGGCCAGCGTGAGCAGCATGTTCTTGATGCCGGTGGCCGAAACCTCTGATTCGATGCCCATTCCGGCCACGGTGGCGCCCAGGGCGGCCAAAGGGCCGCTGCCCAGACCTGCCACTTCGCCCAGGGCGCCAATGCGGTTGACCACTTCGCTGATCTTGATGACGCTGGCCGGGCCGGTGTTACCCAGGTGGTTGATCTTGTCGGCCAGCACAACCACTTCGTCCTGGCCCATGCGGAATGCCGTGCGCCAGGTGGCCATCGTCTGGCCGGCTTCCTCGGCGGTGCTGTCGAAGGCCACGCCCATCTTCGCGGCGTCCTCGGAGAACCGCAGCAGTTCCTGACGCGGAATTGCGGCCTGACCCGCAGCAGCCACGATTTTGGCGATTTCGGTTGGCAGCATCGGCAGGCGCATGGACAGGTCTTCGACGTCGCGCCCCATCTGCGCGAACTGGGCCGGAGTGTCGAAATCCACGACTTTTTTCACGTCCGCCATAGCCGACTCAAAGCTCATGGCCTGCCCGATAGGGAACATCTCGGCGCGCAGCGCGGCCGTGCCGCCGAAGGCTAGCCCCGCGCCGTGGCCGGCAGCACTCATGCCGGCACTGTGGATCCGTTTACTACGCATCATCGCCGCGTCCATGGCTGCCAGGCGCTTGCGCTGGGTATCCATCGCAGCGTTGGCGGCAGCTAACTCGGTGCGCAGGCGGCGCTCATGCTGGCCCAGCTGCCGCGTGCTGATGCCGGCACGTTCCAGCCCGCTGCGCAGGCGTTGCAATTCAGAGGACTGCTGCTGGTGCTGGGTCTTCAACAGCGCAGCGCTACGCTTGGCTGCGGCGAACTCGCGCGTCAGCTTCCGGGTAGGAGCGTCGGCCTGGGCAATCTGCTCTGTCAGTTCACGGACGCGCGTGGTGGCGGCCTGGTGCTGCTGACGGGTGGCTTGCGTGGCCTCGGCCTGCTGGCGGAACGCGGCAACGTCGCGCTGGCTGGCCTGCAGGCGCTTCAGCGCCTCGCGTTGTGACTGCAGCTGCTGCGACAGCCCTTTGCTGCCGGCCATGATCTTGCGGAAGGGGGCGCTGGCACGATCCAGCGCCTCCAGGACGACTTGCAGTCGCAGGTTGTCGGCGGCCATCAGTGGCCACCGCGAGCGGTCAGGCTCTGGGAGTACCGGCCTTGGGGGGCGGCAGCAGCCGGCTCACGAAGATGCAAAGAGCGCTGAGAGCCCACAGCAGCAGGCCGCCGACGATTGCCAACAGGACCAAGGCGATGAGCAGGGCGAACAGGGTGGCCATGGGGGGACTTTATCACGGGCTGTAATTCCATCGTTGGGCCGCACGTTCGCGCCACTGCATCAGTTGGTTCAGATCCATGGCCTGCATGTCGGACAGGCTGAAGTGGAATGCCATGGCGATGTCTGCCATGGCGTCCTCCACTGTTTCGGTTATGCGCGTTCCGTCTTCGAGACGAAAAAAGTGCCCAGCACCGTGGCCAGCGCCACCAAGTCGACCGGGTCCAGCTCGCGCACGTCGGCGGTCGTCAGGGTCGGGCTGCTGATGCGCGGCAGTACGATGGCCACGCAGTCCACGTCCATCGACAGCAGGTCGGTGAGCTTGACGCCGCGCAGCGCGCCGGATTTCGGCTTGCGCAGTTCAACCTCGGTGATGACCTGGTCGCCGCGCTTGAGCGGCTCTTCCAGCACGACAACGTTCGGGCGTCTCTCCGGTATGGCGGCGGGCTTGATCGCTTCCTCAACAGCAATGGAACCCGGCGTGACACGCACATCTTCCAGCGGGTGATGCTGCACCAGCGCGGCGGGGACTGCCTGCGCGCTGATGGCGGCCGGGGATGCAGGGATGGTCTCTTCGTTCATGGGGTCTCTCTCAGGGAAGGACGCCCGGCCTGCGCCGGGCGCAGGGGTTTACATGCCGATGGCGCGCCGCTGGGCGGAAAGCAGATCCACGCCGTCAACGATGAAGACCATGCCGACCGCGTCGTACTCGATCTCGGTGCGGCCGTTGATGCTCAGCTTGTAGTAGCTGGCCACGGTCTTGACGCTGAACTCGGTGTCGTCGCCGACTTTGCCGGTACCCGAGTCGATCTCGCTGTGACGCCCGCGAATGACGATCTCGACCGCGTCGGTATCACCGGTGTCTTCGCGCTGGTAGGCGCCGGCCCAGCGCAGCTGCACTGCGTTGTGGCGAATCACACCGTACTGGCGCAGCACCTCGCGCATCAGGCCGCCACACTTCCATTCGGCTTCGATGAGCTCTTGGCCGAGGTCGATCATGATGGGGCCGGCCATGCCGCCGGCCAGGTATTCCTCCATCTTGCGGGAAAGCGTGGGCAGCTTGAACTCGGTTACCTGGCCGAGGTAGCTGACGCCACTGTCGAACAGGTTCATGTTTTTCAGTTTGCTGGGCAGTGCCATGGCAAAGATTCCTTATCAGCCGTTGATGCGGCTGGCGAAGTCGGCGAAGTAGCGGTCGGTAATGCGCTGCTGCAGTTTCAGATTCTCCAGCGGCGGCACCGGGGTGTAGTCGTAGTCGATAACCAGCTGGCCACTGGCCAGAGTGGTCGGTTGGTTGGGGGCCGGGTCGTACCAAGCACTGGCGTCGATCACCACGCCCAGTTGCTTCAGTTCGCGGAACTTGGCGTTGATCGACTCCACAATGTCGCGCACCAGGCTTGGGTGCATCGGCTTGTCGGCATAAAACAGCATCGCCTCTGCGATGGTGTCGGACAGAATCTGCGCGGTGCGGGTGGCGCTCTCGAATGCGAACAGCGGATCGTCGCTGCAGGTCCGTGAACCCCAGAAGCGGTAGCCGGTGGAGTTGACCAACGTTGTGATATCAGCCGCATTCAGCACTCCGGCGTCGTTGCCCGGGTCCTGCAGGTCCCAGCTGATATCGCGGCTCAGACCCGTTACGCCCTGCACCTCGACGTTGGAGATGGTCTTGTGCCAGCCCTGTTCCTGATCGATTCGCGCGCGCAGTCCGATTGCGCGGGCCGTGGCGAAAGCCAGATCCGACTCGCTGGTGCTGGTGTTCCATGCAACGAAGTCCGGGTAGATGAGCATGAGCTCCCGCTGACTGAACTGGTCCCGGTACGCCACCGCCTCAGTCACCGAAGCGCTGGCGGCGCAGCTGACGTACGCCATGGCACGCAAGCGCTTGGCAATGCCCGCCAAGGCGACGGCAACCGGCTGTGTATCCAAGCCGGGAGCGGCGAGGATGCGGGGGCGAACGCCCAGCTGTGCCTGTGCCACCAGCATCGCCTGCGCGCCGGTGTAGTTGGCACCATCGGCGTTTCCCACCACATTGCTGGTGGTCTCCACATCGGTGGTCCCAGGTGCAACGCGGACAACCACCGTTACCGGGTTCGACTGATCAGCGATGGCGCGCAGAGTTGGCCGCAAAGTGCCTTCCACGCCGGCCTTGGCAATGGCGCCGAGCACGTCGGTAATCAGCACCGGGCGATTGAGCGGAAAGACGGTGGTATCTGCGTCCGGCGCCGTGCAGACGATGCCGAGAACAGCGGTGGCAATGGTGCGAATGGGACGGACGCCCCCGTTGATTTCGATAACGCGAACGCCGTGGTGATAGTCGGCCATGTTGGATTGCTCCTAGGATTAAGGACTGCGGAAGCGCAGTGGAACGGTCAGGCGGGTGAGCTCGCCTGCGCGATGGCGATCACTGCGTCGCCCGACCAGGTCAAGCACGAAGCTCCCCGGCACGGCGCCTGGCGTGAGGGTGATGTTGGTCAGCTGGAGGCGAGGCTCCCAGCGCATGAGAGCGGTCGCCGTCGCTCCAAACAGACGCAGCTTGGCGGCAGCGTTGAAGGGAGCGTCGATCATGCTGGGCAGCAAAGAGCCATACTCCCGTCGCTCCACCCGAGAGCCGAGCGGCGTGGTCAGAATGTCGGCGATGGATTGCGAAAGGTGCGCCTGCTCATCGACCGGTCCGCCGTGTACGCCCATGCGTGTCATGCCGGCGCACCAGAGACGGCATTGCCTGCTGTCACGCCCACATGGCCATGGCTTTTCAGGCTCTTACCGGCGCCAATGACGTCTTGTTCGGCAGTTACCGTGCCGCTAACGCCAGCATTTCCGTTTACCAGTACAGAACCGTTGATCGTTACGTCGGCGTCGATGGTGAGGCCGCCGGGCGCGGTGACCTGAGCAGTTCCGCCGCTGGGCAGGATGGCCGCCAGCGCGTGCTTCTGGCTGTCGTACTGAATGACAGCACCATCGGAAAATCGCTGGAGAACAACCGACGCGTTGTTGGAAGGGGCCGCAAACGCCGAGCTGTACAAGCCGCGCAGAACTACGGCGTTTCCCAGGTCACCCTCGGCACAGAGCAACAGCACCTGCTCGCCCACGGCGGGAGCATTCCAGTGAACGGAATCACCCGCCGCCGGCGCCAGCCACTGCAGAAGATCAGTCTCGAGCTCGCCTGAAAGTACGCGGCAGCGAGCAGCGGCGTGATCGACGGAAGTGACGGCGCCAAAGCGGATCATGTTGCTCAATTGCTGGGCGTGTTGGGTGCGCGATTCCATGAGCCCATGGTGGTCTTCCCTTCGCGCGCGCGCATGTCATGTCGCGCGTAAAGGGAGTTCGTACAAGACCGCAAGGATCAGTGCCAGCCCGTTGCTTTGCAGGTAAGACGACACGCCGTCCGGGTCACTGCACCGGTGCTGAGCCGGCGCAGCTCGCATAGCAGGTCCACCGCCCCCGTCAGACTTTGAGAGGATGCGGCTGGCACGCTGACAGTTAGGTTTGCGGAGCGGCTCGTTCCCAAATCGGCGAAGGACGGGGCACTGTTGGTTAGAGAACCCGCGCCCTGCACCGCACCGCTGAATTGAACCTGGTAATCGGCCACTGTGTGGCCAGCGGGGAGCCAGCTCCCACTGGCAAGCACGTCAGTGCCGTTCCCAACGCTGCTGTTGGATGCCGAGCGAAGGATCTGCCAGGTGCCGTTGCTCAGCAGACTGACAGAGAGAGACGCTGTCACTGGCCCCGTTGCGCTGGTGGGTGCCTGCGCCTCGGAACTGTAGGAGCCCCCGTTGAAATCCAGTGCGTACCGGGCGGTGCCCCTAGCCGCCCAGTTGTTGGAAAGATCCCTTCCATCGGCGCCGCGTCTGCCCACGTCCGGCCCCTTTGACCCGTAGCGGATGTGTGCAAATCGCAGCAACTGGCCGTCGTCTCCACGGAAACCAGGCGCTGTCGGCCCATCACCCATAACATCAGGGTCGAAGTAGTCCTCGAATCGAACCCCGCCGATATTCTGTCCAGTAGCCATTACCGGGCCTCCAGCGCAGCGATGCGAAGGATGGCCGCCTCCAACTGCTGCCGCATCAGGGCGATCTCTGTCTGGCTCTGCAGAACCTGCGCATCGAGCAGCTGCAGGAAGTGCGTGTTCAGCGGCTCCATTTGGTCCAGGTGCACGGACGCAACCATCTCGCCGGCGAAGAGCAGACCCTCCGGATTAACTGCCTCGGGAATGACTTCAAGCAACCCCTCAGCGTCATAGAACAGGCGCTGCGCATCGTCGGGGTTGTACTCCCGCCGGTACTTGCCCGTCACCGTCGGAATGCGGCGCAGGTGATCGAGGGTGTAGGGAATCTCTCCGTCAATATGCTTGAGCTTGCGCGAGGAACCAAAGTCGAACCCGCCGGACGCAACGACATTGCCCGCGAAGTAGTGGCCGGTGAATCCGCTCTCCACGTTGTATTCAAGGCGAAGACCGTTGGCCCAGCCTATATAGCCACGCCTCGCGCCATCGGGGGTGTGGAAGCTGATGTAGCCGGCTTGGCCACCGGTTCCGGGATTGAGACGTACATGACCGCCGCAGAAGCTAGATAGCCCGCCTGCGCTTGTGAACGGACCTTGTGCACCGACTCCGCCGGATGTGGTGATCGTGTTCGAAGCGTAGACCGAGCCGTCAGCGCCCACGCGAAACTCACCAGAGGCACTGCCACCGCCATGTGGGCGGAGATAGATGAGGCCGCCGTTGCCGCCGATGACGGCACTCGGAGAACTAGATTGGAAGTTCTGACCGGAGAAAACGGTGTTGACGATTACCAGCGAGCCATCAGGTTGCAGACGGGCTTCGCCTTGCGTGCTGTTCTGCCCATTCGGCCGGAGGTAGACACTGCCGCCACCGGCCCCCAGCACCACATGAGCGCTCGATGACTGGAAGTTCTGGGCTGCAGATACTGTTCCACCGACGACCAAGCTGGCATTCATGCCCACGCGCGCTTCGCCGCCGGACACTGGCGTCTTGAAGTTGATGAGGCTGTAGGGAGCGCCGCCCTTTGTATCGTAGCCGTACAGCGCCAGGGAGCCATCGCTCTCCATTACATCGAGCCATCTAGTTATGCCGTCCTTCCACCCACGTGCGATCTGGCCGATTTGGGTCCCAAGGTTTCCTGAGAACGAGCTCACCCCGGCTCCCTGTACAGGTCCACCGAAAACGGCGCTGCCTGAGCCCCACAACGAGCCGCCATTAATTCTTTGGTCACCTGCGAAGGAGTTGCCGCCTACGAGATTCGCTTTGCTAGCCGGGTTGAAGTTGCCGGAATGCCAAAGCCTGCGCCACGTGTTTCCGACAACGCGGATAGAGAACGACTCTTCGACGTTCCAGCTGTAACCGAGCTGGAAGGCTCGTGAACCATCGGCCATCGGACCCACATTCAGCACGGTCGCCCAATCAGCATCAGGTGTTGATACCGAGCCGCCGGTGTACGCGGTGGCATGAATGCCCGACGCGGGGCTGCCGTCCGGCGCGTCCGCAGTGTTGCCTGGGCTGTAACCAAGCCCGACCAATCTACGCGCCGTCTTGGCGGTGCCGTCAACGTGCAGCCGTTTCTCAGGGTCGAAGCTCTCTGCGGTCCAGATCTGCCCTCCGGTTTGCAGGGTGGCGGTGTATTTGCCCGCGACGTCATTGAAAACGAATCGGTTTCCGGCCTTGTAGATATAGCTGTCGTCGGTACCGAAGTAGAGGACACCGCTGTCTCGCGTCCCACCCCAGTTCTGAACGCGGATGGAGCTGCCGTTCACCACAACGGGACCGGTAAATGTCGCCCCAGACAGTTCCGCTTTTCCATTGAGAGCGGTCTGGAGGTTATCGACCTCGCTGATGGGGTGGGTATGCGGTGCAGCAGTGAAGCGCGTGGGCACGCCAGTAAGGCTTTCCCAGCGCCGGTAGTAATCGCCGTGCTGACCATCGAGCAGGTCTGCGTCCAATCCATTGCCTGCGCCGGCATTCTTGGTGGATGCTGACCCTAGCTCAAGCGCAACGCGCATGAGCGCGGCCGTAGCGGTTGCAAGCAAGGTTTTCGCCAATGCAGTAGGCGCGCCCGCGCCGATGCGGGCACTGACGTAGGCAGCCATGCCCGACGGAGTGAGAGCGACGTCCTTTGCAACAGCTGCAACCGCTTCTTCATCGGTCGCAAAGCGTGCCACTCCTATCTGAGAGGACGTGGCTGGTGGATTGATGAAGTCGACATCGCCGACATCAATGCTGGTGGCATTTATGTTGGCGAAGCGAATGTCGGTCGCCAGCAGCAGCGTCGCGGCAGCCGCTTTTTCCATGATCGGCGTTGCCTGCGAATATACAGCGAAGAGCGTGCCGTCCTGCAGGTAAAGCCCAAAGCCGCGAAGACTGTACGTGTCCTGGCTGTCATCACGGATATTCACATGAAGTGTATCGGTCGCTACAGCCTTGCCGCCGATAGTGCTGATGCGCTTCCGCTCGCCAGGCACTACCGCGCCCACGCTGCCTACGCTGAATGCCTTGTCGGTGAGGCCGATCTGCGTGACACGCACCGGTGCGGTTCCGGTGTGCTCGGCGTTGATGATAGCGGCGAAGCCGGCTGGGGTGATGGTGATAGTGGGGACGGTCATGGGTGAGTTCCTACGGCTCGACGGCCGCCAGCTGCAGGCGGGTGGCGGTGTACAGACGGGCGACACCGAGTGCGGCGATGGCGCCTGCGGTGCTGATGCCTTGGGTAAAGGTGAAGTGCGAGCGGACCGGCTTAGCGCGGTTCACCGCAGCGATGACCTGGTTCACGTATTCGGCCGTGACCGGGATGCCGTTCTGGCCGCTCAAGGTCAGCTGAAGCTCGAAGGTGTGGGGCGTACCCTTGGGAATGGTCTGCCACCACTCCACGATGGCCACCTGGCCGCCGAAGCTGGCCACCACGTCGGCGATGCTCTGGGCGGTCCCCTTGTGGCGCTGGATGGTGAAGGCGCTGGCTATCTGGGACCGCTTGATGTGCTCAGGCCAGCTGCTGCTCCACGTGTCCACGGATACGGACCACGCCAGGTAGGGCAAAAACTTGGGCAGGCAAAGCCACGGATTCCACAGATGCTGGTGAGCCATGGGAATCGCGCTGAGTCCGGCGTTCACCTGCTCAACCGCGCGCTCCAGGTGCGTCGCGTTGGGCGGCAGAAGGGTGAGCACCTCAGACATTGCTGCCGCGATGCTCCACCACCACCGACGTACAGAATGCCGCGCCCTGATCGGACACCACGATGTCTGTTGTTGGGCTCTCCAGCACCACGCGCTGTACGCCTTCAGCATGCAGTGCCGAATACAGCGCAGACAGAGGCACATCGCGGCCGAGACGCTGCGCTTGGCTCAGGTAGTCCTGCAAGCGGCGGTTGGCCTCAGCGATCACCAGTGCGGCGTCAGGGCCGTTGTAGGTGTAGAGGCCTGCCCGGATACCGTAGTCGGTGATATTGGCGCCCTGTACCGTGACGTGGTCGGTGAGCGGGCGGACGTTGCCGTCCATCAGCACCGACTCGACCTTGCTCAGCAAGGCAGGTGCGGGTACGCCACTGCCTGCGCGGGACAGCACCGTCACCAGCACCTCGCCCGGGCTGGGGCTGGTCACACTGGCGTCAAGCACGTTGGGGTCGGCAGACAGGGCGTGAAAGATGTAGGCGCCTTCCGGCCCGGCCACGGACAGACCTTCTGGCGCCAGCTGTATGCGGCGACGGAAGTCCTCATCGCTCTCGTACACCGCAGGAGTGCCGGCGTCCGGGTCGGCCGGCGTCAGCAGCTTCCGTGCGACGCCGAAGGGAATGGCCAGGTTGTCCAGGTCGTTGCCGCGCGAGTACGGTAGCAGTAGGCCCTTGGCGCGCTCGTTGAATTGCTCGCGCAGCAGCAGTTCGCGGTAGGCATTCTCCTGCAGCAGCTTGGTGACGGGGTCGGATTCGTACAGTTCGGCGTAATCGGGCGCCAGCCGGTACCAGGCAGCAACGCGCTCTGCATAGATCTGCTCGAAGGTGAGCTGCTCGAACACATCCGGCGCCGGCAGCTTGTCGACTTCGATGGCGGTGAACGTGGACATTCGGGGACCAGCAGTTGGGCTGGGTCCAGCCTCGCTCACGCGCGCGCGTAGGTAACCACAATCAGTCTGTACGTAAGCAACCTACAACCGGCGTCGGCGTAATCGTGCAGTCAGGCTGCAATTCTGCCGGCGCCATCTCGGCTCCACTGCGGTGTTGTGCCAGGTGCCCGCTCAAATCCTCGGCTGGCGGCCATGAATGTGACCCATGATCTGGTCGCGGATCTGCGCGACCTCTGTATCAGTGAAGCCCAGCAGCTGGCGCTTCTCGTAGGTGATGCGCCTGCCGTCCTTCGACACCGCGTCGGTAAGTCCTTCCTGATGCACTCGCGCGATGCGGGCAACGCGGCCGAAGAATCCTACCGCGATCAGCTGCGGGTTGGCACGCACCTTCAGGTGCTTGGCCTGACGAAGCTTGCGGAACATCGCATTGCGCTTGATCTTTCCGGCCTTCGCCCGGCTCGCCGGCTGCTTTCGGCGTGGCGCATAGGCGCTGCCGTCCGGGTTCATCTGGGCGGCGATGCGGCGCTGCTGGCTTCGCCGTAGCGTGTTGCCAATGCTGCGGCTTAGGCGGCTGCGTTCGGCAGGCTGCAGACGGTGCAGCAGTGGTGCGGCCCAGGCTTCCAGTGCCTGCAGATCATCGTTCATGCATCGATGGCCGGTAGGGCAGCGACAAGATTGCCCAAGCTGTCCATCACCTGCCCGCCGCGCAAGCTGTCGGTGATCTGATACTCCGGCGGTGGCTCGGTCGGGTTGTGCACCTGCAGCGCCGAGTCAGCGTCGCGCGTGACTACAAAGCGTTCGGTCAACGACAATTTGATGGTCAGGTCAACCAGGTCACTGGCCAGCACTTCCACCTCGAATGTCATCTTGTCGCGGTTGGTCGGGTTCGCAAGCAGCTCGTTCTGATGGCGAGCAACCCACTGCAGCACCGGCAACATTACCGACACCGGCGCCCCAGCGAAGTCGGTCATCACCAGGGTGGCGGTGTAGCTGCACAGGAAACTGAGATTGGTGGCGCTGGTGCTGGACCACGAGCCGTCATCGGCGAACAGCAATAGTCGGTCCGGGTTGCTGGCCAGCCCGGGCACCGCCGCAAGCAGATGCTCGCGCAGATCCTTCAGCTTGTTCATGGTCGGGCCTCCTGCAATGCCTGCTCCAGTTCTCGCACGTAGTGCTGCAGGCCGGCTATGGTTTCGCCGCGCTCGTGGCAGAGCCCGAAGTTGTGCGCGGTGGTGTCAGCGACGGCAGAGAGCGTAACGCCGGCGGCGGGCGCATCAGGATCTCCGGCGCTCGCGTGGTCCAAGGCGATGCCTTGGGCGGCGGCGTTGTAGAGGCGCACGAAGCCAGCAGGCACAGCGCAGGCAGCATCAGCAGTCGGGGTGACATAGACGGGAACCTCTTTGACGATGGTGGCGCCGCGCTCGCGCACGACTTGAACGCGGTCCACATATTGGGTGACTACGCGGGTGGTTGACCGTTCGGTTTGCGCCGCACGCACGGCAGCATCGCGCTCAGCTTCAGCCGTAGCGACTGCAGCGCCTGATTGCTCGGCTGCCCGCTCTGCGTTGGAGATTCGCTGCTGCTGGCAGGTGGCCAACACTGCGATGGCGAGCAGCACCAGCAGCAGAAGGATTGCCCGGACCTGCATCAGCGGGCCCCAAGCACACGCAGGGCGCGCTCGGTGCGCTGGCGGCGGTCGTCCAGACCGTTCGGGATGGCGCGGCTGGTGGCGCTGCCGAGGTTGATCCTGCGGCTGATCGGCAGCACATCTCCTTGGTCGGCGAGCGTGTTCAGGCACGCGTCCTGCCAATAAGCGGCCGACGCAAGGGCGCCGACCTCCGGGTTCAGCAGCAGCTGCGGCATCTGCTCCAGCGGCTGGTCGATCAGCCTGCCGATGTGGCGGTAGTTGCTACGGCCGGTCACCGCGATGGGACCCCGGCCACGGTACAGGTAACCATCGCCGCTGGCTTCGTTGCCGTTGCCGTTACGGTTGGCATAGACGCGGTTGCCCAGCTTCACCGGCTGGCCAACGAACGACGGCAGCTCCGCAGCGGTCAGGCGCCGTCCGAACACTTCCTCCAGCCGCAGTCGGCTGTACGACATACCTTCTTCCAGCTTGGTCAGGCTCAGGCTTTCATGACCAACCTGGGCGAGGAAGTGTGCTGCACGGCGGGGAGTATTTACACCGAAGCGGCGCATGGCCACATTCAGCGCATCGACCCAGCGCTGCGCTCGGGAAGGCGGGCAAAGCATGATCTGCGCGAGCAGGGTTGCGGTCAGCATGGCGGTCAGTCCTTGGGCAGCAGGCGCGCGGCGTTGCCGTGTGCGCGGTAGATGACGATGGCCAGCACTACGAGCAGCGCCAGCTGGCAGAGGCGGGTCGTAGCGTCGGCCGCGCCGCTGCCTGTACCGAAGAGCACCAGCGTCAGGGCCTGGCCGCCGGTGGCCACGATCAGCGCCCATGCCAGCCACGCGACGGCCGGGCGATGCCGTGCACCAGCGTGGGGGCGGTAGGTCAGCAGGCGCATGCAGATGACCAGGCAGGAGAACAGGGTGGCGGCGTTGATGAACTCAGACATTGGGATCGCCTCGGCGAATGCGGGGAAGGCTGCCGCGATCGCTGCGCTCGATCATCTTCAGCGTCACGGTGATGGCGAGCGCCGAACAGAGGAACGACGCCAGGCCGGCGGACTGCAGCTTGAACAGGCCCATCACTTCGCCGTTGCCGAGGTAGCCGGCCACCACGCTGATGACCAGATAGATCAGCCGCTTCCACAGCGGGAGGTTCTTGGCGGATACCACGAACAGAGTGGCACCGGCAAAGGCACCGATCAGGGCATCCCCGTCGATGCCGGGCAGCAGTGAGGCCAGGCCCACGCTGGTGGCCAGCGCCGTCAGGCTGCCGGTGGAGGTTGGTTCGGTCATCGTCAGTTCCACAGTTGGATAAGGGGGCGCTCGACGGTGCTGGACGCAGCCGGCGGGGCATCAGGCAGTTCAACCTCGGTACCCATCGGCAGATGCGTGCCGAGCAGGCTGATACCGGGGTTCAGCTGCAGGGCCTGCTCGACCATGCCGGCCGTCGTGCCCAGGTGGCGGTGACACAGCGCGTCCAGCGTGTCGCCCTGCAAGGTATGCACGCGCATCAGATCAGCCCCACGGTCACGCGACGCGTGCCCAGGAAGTCGCTGATCGCATACCGCAGATCGCGGCGCTGCTCTTCGATGGTGGGGGCCAGGTCATCGGCGCGCTGGTTGCCCTGCGCGGTGGCGTCGTAGGAACGAAACCGCGCGGTGATCTCCACGGCCACCGCGCAGTACACCGCGCGGCGATACAGCTGCATCAGGCGCGACTGGCCGTCGATCACTGGCGCCGCCACATCGGACAGCGCGGCGTTCCCTTCGGCCATGGCGTTGCTCTGCCAGTTCGCCAGTTCGCCGTTGACCTCGATCACGGCCGCGATCACGGCCTCCCGCAACCGCTCGTTGGTGACGTTGCCCTCAAGGCGCACCGCGTCGCGCAGATGCTCCAGCTTGACCACCGGCCAGAACGCGTCCGATGACACGTCAGCGGCAGCGGCCGGCTTGGAGGCGTTGGCAGTGAATCCGTTCATGGCTGTCTTCGAGGTTGGTCGCCGGTGGTCGGGGCGTCACACCAAGGGAGAGAGGTCTTGGTGATCGGCCCCGAGCCGGCGGGGTTGCGGGGTACGCTCGATCAGGCGTTGTCGTTGCCGGCGGCACCGGTCGAAGCCTCGCCCTTGGTGGCGATGTCTTCGCCGGCGCCAGTCGGCAGCGCGTCGGCCAATTTCTTCAGCAGGCGCTCGGCGCCTTCCAGATCCTTCTTGCCGCCGCAGCTGTCTTGCAGGGTGATAGCCCTCTTCAGGTCGCTCACCGCCTGCAGCACCACCGCATACGGTGGCGGCTCTTCCTTGCTGCCGGTTGCCAGCCAGCCACGTGCCTTGGCCAGGAACAGGCGCGCGCGTACCTGATCGGGCATGTCCTCGGCCTCGGTCAGCGTGGCCGCCTGGTCCAGCACGGCCAGGTCGAGCGGCTGGTCCGTCTTCTGCGCGTTCAGCGCGGCGTCGGCGATCTCTTCAGCGATGACGCAGCCGGTGGTACGCGAGAAGCTGTCGGGCATACTCAGCTTGTGGGCGATCACGTACTGGCCGATACGCAGTGCTTGGGCGAAGTTGCCGGCGTCGATGTGCCACAACATGACCGTGGTCAGCACCTGATCCTGTGCGCCTTGGCCGGCCCCAAGCACGCCGTCGATGTAGGCGTCGTAGGCTGGTAGAAGGTCCGCCTTCAGCGCAGCCTTGCCCACGTTGGACTGGATCTGCTTCAGTCGGCCCTTGTCGCTGGCCAACTGCAACAGCATCTGCTCATAGACGGTCGTGCCGTCCATCAGCTGGTTCGGCGCGGCGGCGGCCGCTGCCTGAGCCGCGCGGGCGCGGGTCAGGTGGCGCTTGGCGGGGCTGTCGGCCATCGCCGTTACACCCCGCTGCCGAGCTTGATGTTTTCGACCACACAGCCCAGACCATAGTCTTCGATCACGTAGGCATCGTTGGACGACTCGAAGTTGGCGATGCGGTCATGGTTCGGCTGCTCCATCACATGGCGGCGACGACCACCGATCTGCCAGTACAGCGACAGGTTGGCCAGCGAGGTCACCATCAGCGCGTTGGCGGGCATGAACGGCACGGCCACCGGCTGCAAGCCGCCAATGCGCTTGGCCGCCAGCACCAGGTCGGCTGCCAGCTGCTCACTCGGGAGGTTGTCCTTGTTGATGATCGGGAAGTACTTGTCATGGATCAGGTCGCGACCCAGCACCACGACCAAGCCCGGGTCCTGCTGGTGCCACGGATCCAGCAGCTGCGAACGCACGTCCATGACCAGCGCATCGAGGTTGGCATAGTCCGGTTCGGCACCGCCGATCTGGACCACTCCCTCGGCCTTGCCGGAGGCCAGGACACGCTCGGCCGCATTGACGCGATACTGCTGCAGCCAGCCCTTGTTCACATCCTGCAGCAGCGGATTGGCATCACGGTCCGTGTTGACGGCAGCGCTGACACCGTTGAAGCCGATCATGATGCGATCCAGCGTCTGCCGCTGCAGGATGGCATCGCGCACCAGGGTCTGGAAATTCTTCTGCCGCGCCCAGGCATCGAGCCGTGCGTAGGGAATCGCCGTGTCGAAATTGGTCTTGGCGCATTCGTAGCCGGTGGCATCCAGCGCAGTCACGTCGCGCGGCTTTCGCTCGCTGCCGCCGCTGGTGTCGGTGCGGCTGGCGATGGTGCCGGAGACGCCGACACCTACCTTCTGGCCCTTCAGTTCGTCCACACCGATCACGTTGATCGCGGACAGGAAGGCGCTGCTCTCCTGCATCCGGCCTTCCATGGTCTGCTGGACGGTGGGGTCAACGGCGAAGGTGTTGGCGATGCTGCTGACGCCGTTCAACTGCGCAACGCGCTGGGTGAACTGCTCGAACTGGGCGCGGGTTTGGGTGCGCATGATTTGCTCCTGGAAATGGGGTGGGGATCAGCAGTCGGTGGCGTCGTCGCCAGCCGGGCCGGTGACGGGCGGGCGCTGGGTGAAGCCGTTGGGGGCCTTCTCCAGCTGGCTCTTCAGGGCGTTGAAATCGGCCTGCAGGCGGTTGCGCGCGTTGCGCTCGCCGTCCAGCTGGGTGGCGAGCTCTTCGACGCGGGTTTCCTGTTCGTTGAACAGGTCGACCATCTGCTGACCGAAGGCATGCAGGCGGCTCGCATCGTCTTCGGCCTCCGGCTCGGGCTTGGGTACGGGCGCCAGTCCGATGGTTTCCAGCAGACGGCTGAAGCCGCTGGTCCTGGCCGGCGCCGGGGCGACTTCATCCAGCTGGATGACCGTCTCGCTGGCGGTGGTGAACAGATTCTCCGGGCTCTGCTTGCGGGAGGTCAGCGGGTTCTTGTCGGGATGCTCGGCGGCGAAGGACAGCATTTCAGTGCCCAGGCTGGCAGGCGAGTCGGTGACGGCGAGGCCGACGCAGTACGCCTTGCCGCTGGCGGCGAAGTCCGGCTGCACTTCGATGCTGGTGTACAGCTTCTGCTTGTCGTTGTTGACCATGTTGACCAGCGCATCGGTCGGCTGGATCTGTGCGAACAGCGCCAGGGTCTTCTCGCCGTTGATCTCGACTTCTTCGGCCTTCAGGGCCAGCACATCGCCGTAGGCGCGGAACGGGCTGTCCGGCAGCAGGCTGCGCAGGTGTTCAACCCAGATGCGCGCACCGTAGGTGGCGCGGTTGTAGGTGGCCGCCATCTGCTCGATCCACTCGCGCTCGATCTTGCGACCGTCGGTTGTGGCTCCTGCCACGGCCACGCGGAAGAACTTGGAGCGATAGGTCTTCTTGGCCTTGTGATTCTTGCTGCTCATCTGCGCCTCTGCATGGGTGAAAGGCATCGGTGTCGATGCGATGACCCATACTCGGCAGCGGCCGAATGACCAGCAACGCGGTAGGTGTGTTCACCGGGTTTTTACAGGGCTGCTCAGTGTTTCGCGTGCGCGCGAGGCGGCACCCTGAACGGGTGAACGCTGTCGCCGACCAACTGCCAACCACCGACACCCGCCGACAGGCGAAGTTCCTGTACTGGATGGGGTGGCGCATCTGCGACATCGCAGAGGCTACTGGCGAGAAAGAGAAAACGCTACACAGTTGGAAGTCGCGCGACGAATGGGATCGCGCCGACAACGTGGAGCGGATCGGCGGCGCACTGGAAGCGCGGCTGGTCATGCTCATCATGAAGGATGCCAAGACCGGCGGCGACTTCAAAGAGATCGATCTGCTGCACCGCCAGCTGGAACGGCAGGCGCGCATCCAGCGATACCAGGGCGGTGGCCACGAAGGCGATCTGAACCCGAACGTGGACAAGCGCAACGCCGGGACGAAGAAGAAGCAGCGCAAGAACGACTTCAGCGAGGATGAGATCGAGCGCCTGCAGCAGGCATTCCTCGAAGGATGTTTCGACTACCAGCGTGACTGGTACCGCGCCGGCGACCAGCGCACCCGCGTCATCCTGAAGTCTCGGCAGATCGGTGCCACGTACTACTTCGCCCGCGAAGCCTTGATCGACGCGCTGACCAGCGGCCGCAACCAGATTTTTCTGAGCGCATCCAAGAGTCAGGCGCACATCTTCCTGGGCTACATGCGCGCCTTCGTCCGTGAGGTGTTGGACCGCGATCTGACCGGCGATCCCATCGTGCTGGGCAACGGCGCGGAACTGTTCTTCCTCGGTACCAACGCCCGCACCGCGCAGGGCTACCACGGCAACTTCTACTTCGATGAGTTCTTCTGGACTTACGGCTTCAACCAGCTGAACAAGGTTGCCAGCGGCATGGCGATGCACAGGAAGTGGCGCAAGACCTACTTCAGCACGCCATCCACGATGGCTCACGAAGCCTACGATTTCTGGACCGGCGAGCGCTTCAACAAGGGCAGGCCGGTGTCGCAGCAGCTGCAGATCGACGTGAGCCATGCGCGGCTGCATGGCGGCCGGCTGTGCGAGGACGCGCTGTGGCGGCAGATCGTCACAGTGCTCGATGCCGACAGCCGCGGCTGCAGCCTGTTCGACATCGAAGAGCTGCGCCGCGACTACAGCGCCGAAGAGTTCGCCAACCTGCTCATGTGCGAGTTCGTTGACGACAGCGCCAGCGTGTTCCCGTTGACCATGCTGCAGCCGTGCCAGGTCGACAGTTGGGTGGACTGGCAGGACGTGTACAAGCCGCTGGCCATGCGCCCCTACGGCGACCGTCCGGTGTGGCTCGGCTATGACCCGGCCGAGACCGGCGACAGCGCAGGGCTGGTGGTGCTGGCGCCGCCGCAGGTGCCGGGTGGCGAGTTCCGCGTGCTGGAACGCCATCAGTTCAAGGGCATGGACTTCGCCGGCCAGGCCGCCTTCATCAAGAAGGTGACCGAGCGTTATTGGGTGACGTACATCGGCATCGACACGACCGGCATGGGCACCGGCGTGGCCCAGCTGGTGAAACAGTTCTTCCCCAACGTGACCACCTTCGCTTACTCGCCGGAGGTCAAGACGCGCCTGGTCCTGAAGGCGTTCGACGTCATCAAGAATGAGCGGCTGAAGTACGACGCCGGCTGGACAGACCTCACGCAGGCCCTCATGGCGATCAAGAAGACCATGACCGCCAGCGGCCGCGCCATCACCTACACCGCAGGGCGCACGCGCGTCACCGGCCATGCCGACCTGGCCTGGGCACTGCTGCACGCCCTGCACAACGAACCGCTGGAGGGCGCCAGCGGCGCCGGCACCGGCACCATGGAGATTTGCTGATGTCCGAGTCCCTTCCCCCCGATACCGTGCCCAGCCCAGGGCGCGCGGAGGCGTTTACCTTCGGTGACCCGACACCGGTGCTGGATCAGCGCGGCATCCTCGACTACCTCGACTGCTGGCGCAATGGCCGGTACTACGAGCCACCGATCAGCCTGCAGGGCCTGGCGCGCACCACGCGCGCGAACCCGTACCTACAGAGCGGCCTCACGCTGAAGCGGAACATGCTGGTGCGTACCTTCCAGCCGCACCGCCTGCTCAGCCGCGCAGCGTTCGCCCAGCTGGCGTTGGACTTCACCACCTTCGGCATGGCCTACGTTGAGCGGCGCAACAACGCGCTGGGCCGCGTGTTGCAGCTGGCCGTGCCGCTGGCACAGTACATGAGGCGCGGCGTGGAGGCGGGCGAGTTCTTCCAGGTGACCAGCAGCGGGCTGGAACACGAGTTCGCGCGCGACAGCGTCTTCCAGCTGCGCGAGGCGGACGTTGACCAGGAGATCTACGGCTTGCCGGAATGGTTGCCGGCGGTGCAGTCGGCGCTGCTCAATGAGTCAGCCACGCTGTTCCGTCGCAAGTATTACAACAATGGCTCGCATGCCGGCTTCATCCTGTACCTGTCCGACAGCCAGATGAACCAAGGCGATGTGGATAGCCTGCGCGATGCACTGAAAAACGCACGTGGTCCCGGCAATTTCCGCAACCTGTTCATCCACTCGCCCAACGGGCAGAAGGACGGCGTCAAGCTGATTCCCGTCAGCGAAGTAGCCGCCAAGGATGAGTTCACCGGCATCAAGAGCGTCACTCGCGACGACATGCTGGCCTCGCTGCGCGTGCCACCGCAGCTGCTGGGCATCGTGCCGCAGAACAGCGGTGGGTTCGGTTCCATCCGCGATGCCGCCCAGGTGTGGGAGGAACTGGAACTGATCCCGCTGCAGGCGCGCATTGCGGTGGTGAACGAATGGGCCGGCGAGGCCGTCATCCGGTTCAGCCCCCTGCAGTTGGGAGGCGCAGCAGCATGAGCGGCGAGCGGATCAACCTGCGCTGTGGCGAATGCGCCCGATTGCTGTGCCGCGCCAGCGGCGTGTACGACCTGCAGATCAAATGCACCCGTTGTGGGGTGCTGAATCACTTGAAGGCCCAGAGCCTCTCCACGGATCGCCGCGAGCGACACCACGAAGAAGGCTCTACCCATGAAGAACGAACTGATCCACGGCGATGCACTGACCGTCCTGTCCACGCTGCCGGCCGGCAGCTTCGACGCGCTCATCACTGACCCGCCCTACGCCAGCGGAGGCACGCATGCATCGTCGCGCCAGCGCTCGCCGCACGACAAGTACATGCAGGGTGGCCGTCAGCAGCTGCACGCCGACTTCCCGAGCGACGAACGTGACCAGCGCTCGCACCTGGCATGGATGCAGCTGTGGCTTGCCCAGTGCAACCGCGTGCTGCGCGAAGGCGCACCGGTGTTGCTGTTCACCGACTGGCGGCAGCTGCCGCTGACCACCGATGCCCTGCAGTGCGCTGGGTTTACCTGGCGCGGTGTGGCCGTGTGGGACAAGACGGGCGGCGTGCGGCCGCAGCGTGGCCGGTTCTCCAACCAGGCCGAGTACATCGTGTGGGGCAGCAAGGGCGGTATGCCGCTGGACCGCGATGCGCCCACGCTGCCGGGCGTGTTCCGCGAGCCTGTACGCAAGCTGGACAAGCACCACATGACCGGCAAGCCCACGGACTTGATGCGCCAGTTGGTTCGGATCTGCGAGAAAGGCGGCCGTGTGCTGGACCCGTTCGCTGGCTCGGGGACCACTCTGGTGGCGGCCGAGACCGAGGGCTATCGCTGGACAGGGATCGAGATGACGAAGCATTACTATGAGATCGCGCAGCAACGGCTCGTCGCAGCCTGACTAAGTTCAGGCGTCAACCTGAGAGGCCGCCAATGGGCGGCCTCTTTCGTTTAAGCGCCGTCAGGCCTAGGAGGAACGAGGCTTGAGATCCGGTGACACACCACGCGCATACGTGAAATCGCTTGATGAAATGCCTCCTCATCAAAGGCTGCGACATCGCTCATCTCCTCGGCACCCAGCATGAGTGCTGCGTGCGCTACTTGGAGGACCAACCAAAATATGTGGTCGGCCGCCGGGGCACGCAGCGTCATGCTCTCCTGCCCTTGGTGGCGAAGGCTGAGTGCGGCTAGGTCGTTATGAACGAAGCCGCACAGCATCGTGTACGGGACGATCATCTCAACGAGGTCCGCCTGTCGCAGCTTTTCTGTCTCCTCGAGCTTACGCGGTCTTACTACCTCCTTGAGCGGCTCTAAGCTGGCCTCGCTGTCGCTGAGTCTCCGTTCAAAGAACACCCGGTCCTTCTCATGCACGGCCGCCGCCAGGCCACGCTTATACAGGCGGACCTCGCTGCTCGCTTGATCGTGCTTCATTCGCTGCGTGTGCTCCGCACTGATGCGTAATAAACGCAGGTCTGCGAGCGCCATGAGCATGGACCTGGCATGGACCGCCCCGTGCGTCACCAGCCCCGCCTCGGCTAAAAGAACAGCCGCTTCGAACTGCTCTATGAGCGTAAGCATGAGGGCGAATTGGAGCCGGCCTGGACTTCTGAGGGGCGGGCGCATCGCCCCAGCCAGATCGCCACATGCGGCAACTTGACGCAGAGAGAGGGTCATGATCTCGGATTTGAAGTTCATCGATGCCTCGGGCAGCAGCAGACCTAAGTGTGCCGCATCAGTTCCATTCGATGGGCTGAAGGAGAGTACGGTTTGCTTCAACAGCTGTCGGCGCGCGCACTCGTCTCCCCGCCACGCCTGCGCACTTCATAGGGCGCTTTTTCTGCACTGCCTGCAGCGCGGCTCAGCCCCGGCCCTGTATGGCGTTCTCCGGGCTTCGCTGGCACCGGTCCGCCCTGCGGTTTCCTGCGCGGCAGGGGGTGTCTGCGTGGCGCCCTGTGGCCTCCTATGGCCACCTTCGGGCGGGGTTAATTTTTCAGGTGACCACGGGAACGAGGTAACCAGGTAACACGCGCATCCAAACAGCCTGTAAGTGACTGATGGAAAAGGAAAAAGGGTGGTTACCTTTCGAGGTGATTTGAGGTAATTTTTCGATCCCTACAAAGTAATGTCATTGATTCATAAGGAAATTTGTTCCCGCCAATGTTACCTCTGAAGAAGGTAATGGGATTACTCAGAGGTTACCCTATTGTTACCTTGATAAATTCAATATAAATCATTGTTTTTAAAGGTGAATGGGGCGCTCTTTGCAGGGTGGTTACCTTTATTACCTCGTTCCCGTGGTCACCTGAAAAATTGCACCTTATCGCGCGTAAGGGGGCCATCAGCATCCCCACCGCCGCACATGCGCACGCCTGCAGCCCGCTCCCTTGTCGCAGCCTTTGCGACGGTCAGCCGTATCCTCCCCGCCATGCCGCTGCCCTCCGACTTCTACTGGACGACACGCTCTGCCAGCCTCCCCGACGATGCCCCCACGGTCATCGCCTGCAGCGGCGTGTGGGTGGCCGTACTGATGCAGCGGGTGAACGACGGGATCTGGATCACCAGTCTCGACCGGCACCGGCATGGCCCCGGCGGGCCGTTCCGCTGGTGCACAAGCTATGAGCAGGGTCGCGCCGGCGCCGAGATGTGGGTGGCCAGGCATGAGGCCCGCCTGCGAGAGGACGTGGCCAAGATCACCGCATACCGGGAGGCGGTGAGGGCGAACAGGTTGGCCAGAGCACACACCCCACCCCCATTTGGCTGGGAGTAGTGGGGACGCCGGCGTCGGTCTAGGCGACCGGCTGCAGGAGCTGCTCGGTGTTGTTGCGAGGGGTGTTCACAGCCCGGCTGACGCGATACGCCTCCATGGCGGGCACCTTGGACGCAAGGAGCATGGCCATCGCGTCGTCCGCCTCGGCCGTGAGCCACGCATCGAGCTGGCCAGGCTGGATCCAGACAGGCATCCGGTCGTGGATATCGGCCGACACGCCGCTACTGTCGCCGGTGATGATGGTGAAGGTGCCCAGGTTGTCGTCGGCCAGCAAAGGGCTTGCGTCCTCCCACAGTCCTGCAGCCCATAGAGGACCGTCGGCGTGGATGAACCATGGGTCTTTCTTTCCGTCCACGTCGCTGATCGACCACTCGTAGTAGCCGGCCATCGGGACCAGGCACCTACGCCTCTTGAAGGCGGCACGAAAGGCGTTCTTGGTGGCCACCGTCTCGATCCGCGCATTGAAGGTAGATCCCTGCAGGCTCTTGGCCTTCGCCCACGACGGCAGCAGGCCCCACGCGAGCCGGGACACCTGCCGGCCTGTTCCCCGATCGAGGATGACCGACGCCCGTTGTGTGGGCGCCAGGTTGTAGCTGGGAGGGATCTCGGCCAACGCCGGCGCGAGGTCTACCAGCGACGGCAGGCCGAAGTCGAGGATAGGGCGCTGGACGAAGCGGCCGCACATACATCCACTATGGCGGCCCAGTGATGTTGCCGATGTCTACGATCAGTCGTTCTCGCGCGACGGAGTAGTAGGGCAGGATGGCTTTGCCGCTTCAGCCGCCGTGGATTTGCGCGGAGCCGCTTTTGGGCAGACCGACCGCAATCCATCAATGTGTTCGATGAGACCCTCTGGCACGCTCCGCCACATGGGGTCGAGTACGAAATCGACGCCTTCACGCCTGGCAAGCTTGGCGGCTGGGACGAAATCGGCGTCTCCTGCCAGCAACACGATCTGATCGACCTGCCTTTTCAGTGCGAGAGATGAAATGTCGATACCGATTCGCATATCCACGCCCTTTTGCCGCACGGCAGGGTGGAAATCTTCGTCTGTCAGCTCGTCTACGGACTTCTTCTTTCGAAGGATGGCATCTAAGAGAGCCGGAGAAAGGGTCCAGCCCACCTGTGTAGAGAGGTGACCCAATCGAACCGCGACCTTGCGCTTCTTTCTGAGCAACAAATGAAGCTCACGACGAAAAATCGCCTCTTTTGACTTGCTAAAGTCGACAGAGCGACTTGAAGTCGGGTAGTGCATCTTCTTCTCAAGCGGCGGGCAATCGTAGAAAAAGATCCGGTAGAGATCGCGCCGCGTCTTGTCACGTCGGCCGTCTCGTAAGTGAGCAATGGCCCACCTGTGCGCGCAGTCGGCGACTCGCTGAGCGTTGTAGCTGTTCGACGGTTCGATACTTCGGAAGCGCTTGATGAAATAGGCGCCATCAATCAAAACGGCCGTGGGCATGGGTCAGTCCATAGACACAAGAAAGCCCCCGGTTCGGCCTACCCTGGATGAGGTGGGTGGCGTACTGAGGGGGCTGGATGGACGTAGCTTAGGGTACCCGTTACATATGTAATACACCCAATAACGGAACGCTGGGTTCCATTCATCATACGTCTGAGATCCTTGCTGGCGCGCCCATTGAAGCTCTCAGCGCGTCCCGAGGACCGGGTAAACGAGCATCGATCCCTAGCAGCGACAACGGTTCCACGATCTGCCGCCGGGAAAATTCAAATCGCTAAGTTATTGAAATATAGGCATAGTTTAACTATCTTGTAAACAGTAGGTCATCCGTTCGATTCGGATAAGCGGCACCAAACCCCCCCATTTCAGTGTTACCCGTATCTCCCCGTTACGGTACGAAACGGAACAAAATCAGCCGGTTGCGCTTTCTGTTAGATTCCGTAATGCCCCGTAGTGCCCTGTATCGAAAGGCACACGGGCACACGAAATGGCACACAATGGGGCCATGGCATCCATTCGACCCCACGGCAACCGATACCGCGCATTCGTCAAAGTAGACGGCCGGCGCGCGACCAAGGTGTTCGACACGAAGCGTGCTGCGCTCGCCTGGGCACAGGAGCAGGAGGCGCTGCTAGACGGCACCCAACTGCCGGACAAAACGCTGGAAGAAGCGTTCACTCGCTACTCCGACGAGGTGACGCCTAGCAAGCGCGGCGGTCGATGGGACCGGATCCGGATCGACAGGTTCAACCGCGAAGACAAGATCGCAAAGCGCCGGCTACTGGCCCTGTCGGCTGCCGACCTAGCCGAGTGGCGCGATGCCAGGTTGAAGCAGGTGAAGCCTGGCACAGTAGCCAGGGAGATGAACCTGATTGCCGCGGTGCTAGAAGTCGCACGGCGCGAGTGGGGTTGGCTGAAAGAAAGCCCCATGCGCGATGTGCGCCAGCCGAAGAAGCCGAAGGGACGTGCACGCCGGATATCCGGTGAGGAGGTCGAGGCGTTGGCCAATGCCTTCGACGTTTGGGACACGCTGAAGGTTGAGACTCAGCGCAACCGGATCGGCTTGGCGTTTCTGTTTGCGCTAGAGACCGCGATGCGTTCGGGCGAGATATGCGAGCTGCGGTGGACTGATGTGCACCTAGCCGAGCGCTACGTGACTGTGCGTACCAGCAAGAACGGCGACACGCGCGAAGTACCGCTGACGGCGCGCGCTGCACAGATCCTGCGCGCGCTGCCGCTGGGTTTTGCTCCGGTGTTTGGCCTGTCGGCATCAAAACGAGACGGCCTGTTCCGCAAGGTCCGAGACGGTGTTCCCTCCATCAAGGACCTGCATTTCCACGATGCGCGCGCGGAGGCTATTTGGCGGCTGTCGAAGAGGCTGGACGTCCTGGAGCTGGCCCGAGTGATCGGACATCGCAACCTGTCCAGCCTGCTGATCTACTACAGGGCCACGGCCTCCGAGTTGGCTAAGAAGCTCGGCTGATCCGCGCCTCGTCCTCTGCCCACATCACCACGGCTTCCCGGTTCCACAGCTTCTTGGCGCCGATGACCATCGGCTTCGGAAATGTCGTGCGGACGGCGACACGTTCAAGGAATGCGCGCCGGTTCACCTTGCCCTCGCGGTTGGTCAGGCCAAGGATGAAGGCGCACGCACCCGCATTGAGCCATTCCGCATCGCGCGCCATTGCGGCGATGGTGGCCACGTCAATCTCATTGGCCATGTGGCCCTCCTTCCTCCGGTAGCCGGCCGTCCTTCCAACGGCCGTTCTCGTTGTAGCGAATGTGCTGGTAGCGGCCGGTCAGCCGGTGACGTCGTTCCGTCGGCCAGCTGAGCCAGTTGCGGGCCGTGATGCGCCAGAGCAGGTGCTCAACCCATGACATTGTTCGGGCCCTCCACCTTCTTCCAGCGCGGATTGGTCAGGCCGTCGTGGTAGTGCCGGAGGTCGATGGTGCCCACTCCGGTATCGACGGCGCGGAGCTGGCCGGTCATTCGGTCGGCCACCACCAGCACGCGCTCGATGGCGCAATTAGTTTCCTCGCAGGTGAACCTGTACCAGCCCGGTTCGGCCGGCGCCTAGTCCGACCATGGGTGGGCGCCGTCTCCGTGGCAGGCCGGGGCGGCCGGGCTGGACTCGAAGTACGCGACGGTGACGCAGATCTTGGAGACGCGCGCCACGCAGCTGGAGAACGGACAAACGCAACTCATGGCTCAATGGTCGTTCGCATTGGACGTGAACGGCCGTGCCATCGGCATGAAGGCACTCAACAACGGCGCGGTGGGCAGGATCGATATCGTGTCCGACATTTTCAGCATCGTGGATCCGAACAACACGGGTAGCACGACGTTCGAGGGCGGGCGATGGATAACCCGCTCGGGTGGCTACATGATGGCCCATGGCAAACCGTTCGGAGCCACAGATGACCTGATGATGTGGTTTGGAATCGGATCGGCGGTAAACGATGCGAGCAAAGCCAATGGGCTGTTCTGGATCGACAACAAAGGCAACTCGTACTTCGGAGGCAGTCTCTCCGCCGGCACCCTGCGTAACGCAGTGCAGACCGGCACCACGCAGACAGTGGGCACCGAGCTGCTCAACGGCCCGTTCCGGACGAACGGCGGCAACCGGACCGTCACGCTCAGTTTCGCGCGTACCCACCAGCGGCAGCGGGCGGCGGGCGGCACGTCTGGCTTCGTGGCCGGCGCAGGCGCCAACACGGCGCAGGTGCAGCTGTTCCGCCAGATCGGCACCGGCGGCTGGGTGCTGTGGCAGGTACTCAGCGTCACCGGCTCGGTCAACATCGTCAACCAGACCGACGGCCCCGATACGGCTGTGTCGGGATGGAGTGGCTCGTTCACCGTCAATGACAGCAGTTGGTCGCAGGAAACGGTTAGCTATATGGCGCGCGTAGCGGCCTTCGGAGAGCAGACCGTAACGCACCAAGCCGGCAGCTTCGAATCCCAGACCGTTACCCAGAACCTTTCCATTATCTCCGTGGAGCAGTGAGCATGAGCCTGATTCTTTCCGAGGGCGGCAACAACGCGGTGGAGATGTTCGCCACCCGCATCGACGTGCAGTGGGACTTCCGTACCAACACCGGGCCGGTGCTCTTCCACTTCGAGAGGGTGGACTGGGACCGGGCCACCCGCATGGTCAACGCGCGGGGCTACGACCGCACAGTGCGCCAGGACATCGCTGGACTGATCGTCGGGCAGTACGCCATCACCGACCCGTTCACCGGCGAGCAGCTGACCGAGCCTGGCTGGAAGCTGATGGCGCTGATCAAGGCGGCGACAGAGCGGGTGTGGGACGCCGAGGCGGGCATGCCCCCATCAACGACGTTGCGTTCGCCGGTTTCAGATGACGACGCTAGGAGGCGAACTTCGACGGCCACAACGTCCGATTTGCCAGACGCAGGTGTGGAGCCCTAGCAGGCTCTGCTACAGCACCGCCCTTCACGTCCATGAGGCAAAAGCGTTGGTGACAGCGTAAAAATGAGATACGGGTCACATTCGGCGATGGTTCAGGGATTTCCTACCTAGTGGCCGTGGCCGATTCATTTAGACTGCGATCTCCGCTCGCTGAGTAATGACCGTATACGGCGAGCTTTGATCAATGGAGCAGTACCTTGCTTAGAGCACTAGTTGTAGGGGCGATTGCCGTCGCCGGATGCGTAGGTTTTTCGCCAGAAGCGCAAGCCGTTCCCGTTCGCTGCGACACCTGTATGGATGCAGGTGACTTCCGGGCTCAAGCCATCGCCCAAGGCGCCGGCACTCACATCGTGTACAACATCACGAATAATACGGTCCAGCAGTACTACATCGGCAGAAGTACGGGCGGTGGCGGCGGTCCTGTGGTGCCGCTCTCGGCTAACTCGGCGGCTGCACGGCGGGCAGCAGCGGTTACCGCCGCTACCCAGACCGTTCAGCGACAGACTCCGCTGCCTGCAGTAGCGGAGGAAGTCCGCCTAGGGCACAGGATGTATGTTGAAGGCGGGCTTTCAATTCGTCCGACTTACGTAGTACCTGTCAGCCAGCTTGGTTTGAACGCCAATGCTGCCTCCAAGACCGCCTACGACTATGTGGGGGACTACAATCTTCAGGCAATGGTCGAATCTGCTACGGGCAACGTGAACACAATCACGCGCGTTGTAGGCGCGAATGCGTTGACTGCCCTTTCCGACTTGGTCGGCCACTTCAGCAACTACACGGGGCTGCGGGATCAGGCGCGCCTGATGTTCCGAGTCGTCTTTGTCGATGGCTCGTATGTGACGGTCATTGTTGACCTCCAACATCAGAATGGCCAGACCGAGTCCAAAAGCGCCCGTACGGCAGCGGGCCAGCTTATCCCTTCGGACATTCAAGAACTCAACGGCGAATGGACGAACGAAGGCGGTGGAGAAAACTTGACTCGCATGGGCGAGCATATGGCCGCGCTCGGTGCGACGGTGAAGACAACCGGACCGACTAGCGGCGGATACATCAAGGGTATCAGCTGTTCTGGTTCGGGTACGGCTAAGGTTTGCTACGTCCAGTACATGGCGAAGTGAGGCGTCGTTAGCTGATGCTGGCTGTAAGTTGCATAGGGGCTGCGGTGGAACCCGCGGCCCCTTTTTTTTGTGCCGAGGAACTTGATCACGTCGACGGCTAAATCCTGACACGAGGCCTGGCGAGCTGACCATTAAGACAGTGAGGATTAACAGCCGCCGATGTGGGGGTGATCAGGAAGCTGCCTGCAGCAACCGCTCGCCGTTGTTGCGCGGTGTGTTCACCGCCCGGCTGACGCGGTAGGCCTCCATCGCCGGCGGCTGCGACGCCAGCAGCATGGCCATGGCCTCGTCCGGATCGGCCGCGAGCCAGTCATCCACGAGGCTGGCCGGGATCAACACCCGTATGCGGTCGTGAATGTTGGCCGACACGCCGCTATTGTCGCCGTTGAACAC